CGCCGCCGTTGAGGTTATGGTCAAGGCGACCCGGACGATTGAGCCGCCAGCCCATGCGCCGCTTGATGATGACGCTGGCCCGTTCTGGTCGGAGATCATCAAGGCGCGGGCTCTGAGTGAATGGACGGACCACGACCTGACTTGTGCGTCTGATCTGGCGAACGCGATGGCGGCCCTGGTGGACAACCGGCGCAAGCTGCGGGCCGAGGGTGAGGTTCAGGCTAACGCAGCCGGGACGCCCATGACCAATCCGAGGGTGTCGGTGGTTCACGGCTTACACGCCCAGATCAAGAGCGCGCGTCAGTCGCTGTCGATTCATGGTCGGGCAGCGGGTGAAGCGCGGGACGTGGGCAAGCGCCGGGCACAGGCGAAAGAGATTGAGGCGGGCAATCCGCTGGCGGGTGATGATCTGCTGGCGAGGCCCGGAATCTTCAACTGACCCGCGCCGACAGGGTTCTGGCGTTTATTCGAAGATACTGCCGCGTCCCTGAAGGAAAGCACGTCGGCAAGCCGATGGTTCTGGAGCCATTCCAGATTAAGTTCATTCGGGACATCTACGACAACCCGGCCGGGACGCGATTAGCAATCCTCTCGGTTGCCCGTAAAAACGGCAAGAGCGGACTGATCGCGGCGATTGTGCTGGCGCATCTGGTCGGACCCGAGGCGCGACAGAATAGCCAGATCGTGTCGGGTGCGCGGAGCCGGAAACAAGCGGCCATCGTTTACAGCCTGGCGGCCAAGATGGTCGCGCTCTCGCCCGAACTCCGGGCCATCGTCAAGGCGACGCCATCGGGCAAGACGCTCCACGGCCTGACAATGAACACCGAGTATCAAGCGCTCGCGGCGGAAGCTGGGACGGCTCACGGTCTGTCCCCCGTGCTGGCAATCCACGATGAGATGGGTCAGGTTCGGGGCGAGTTCGACCCGTTTATCGAGGCGATTGAGACGGCGCAGGGCGCATACGACGACGCCTTGCAGATTGTGATTTCGACGCAGGCCCCGAACGACGCGGATATGCTGTCAATCAGGATCGACGATGCGAAGCGGTCGGGTGATCCAACCATCGTTTGTCACGTTTACGCCGCGTCCGAAGATGCGGACATGGGCGATCCGAAGGCATGGGAAGCGGCGAACCCGGCGCTGGGCTCATTTAGGTCGCTAGTCGAGATCACGAACAAGGCCGCCGAAGCGCAGCGAATGCCCTCGGTCGAGAACAGTTTTCGGAACCTGTATCTGAACCAACGGGTGACGCGTCACACCCCGTTCGTCAGCCCATCGATCTGGAAAGCCTGTTCGGGTCCGGTTGATGACGCGGCCTTCTATGAAGGCCCCGTCTATGGCGGGCTTGATCTGTCGCTGACGACCGACCTGACCGCGCTGGTCTTAATCGCCATGAAGGACGGGGTCTGGCACGTTAAGCCGGTCTTCTGGACGCCAGAGTCAACGCTGGCGGATCGGTCAAAAAAGGACCGGACGCCCTATGATGCTTGGGTCCGGGACGGGTTTATGAAGGCCACGCCTGGCCCTGCGGTGGAATATGACTTCGTCGCGCGCGACATCGCTGCGCTGACCGAGGGCATGGACATCCGCAAGATCGGGTTCGACCGGCACCGGATGAAGACCTTGCAGGCCGAACTGGATCGGCTGGATGTGGTCCTGCCGTTTGAAGAGTTCGGCCAAGGTTTCGTCAGCATGGGTCCGGCGGTTGACCGGGCCGAAATTGAGTTCCTTCACGAACGGTTCCGCCACGGTGGTCATCCCGTGATGACGATGTGCGCGGCTAACGCGATCATCGTTCAGGACGCAGCGGGCAACCGCAAGATGGACAAGTCCAAGTCAACCGGGCGGATCGACGGAATGATCAGTCTGGCGATGGCGGTCGGTGTGGCCGGACTGGATGCGGCCGAGCCCGAGGCGTGTTCGCCGTGGGACGATCCTAACTTCAGCCTGATGGGGGCCGCTGCATGAAGCTGTTCGGCCTGAACATCGGCAAGACCGAGACCCGCGCCTCGCCGGAAGACCCGCGCGTCCCGGTGAGCGCGGCGAACTTCCTGCAGTTCTTCAACGTCAACACCTACGGCCTTCCCGCCGTGACCCTGGATGCCGCCTTGACCGTTCCGGCGGTGTCGGCCTCGGTGTCGTTCCTTTCGCGGTCGCTGGCGAACCTTCCGCTTCATGCCTATCGCGATGCCGGTGACGCCGGGGCGGTTCGGACGGGCGGCAAGCTGCAACGGGTTCTGAACGAGGCCCCTAACAGCGAGTGGACCTCGTTCGGGTTTCGGCAGTATTTCTGGCAACAAGTGTTCACGGGCGGCCGGGGGCTGGCGTGGATCGAGCGCATCGGTCCGAACGTGGACGCGATTTGGCCGATTGACTCGACACGGGCGACCGTGAAGCGGGTAAACGGCCGCAAGATTTACACGGTCGATAACAGGGAATACCCGGCGGCCGACGTGATCGACGTGCCGTTCATGCTGAAGTCGGACCAGTTGGCGGTTCACTCCCCGCTGGTCATGGGCGCGAAGGCGATCAGTCTCGCAATTGCGATGGGCGATTATGCGTCCGGCTTCTTCGCGGGCGGTGGTGTTCCGCCTCTCGCGCTGACCGGGCCAATGCCTGCCGGTGCCGATGCGATCAAGCGGGCGCAGGCTGACATCAAGCGGTCGATTGACGCGGCGAAGAGCGGCAGCGATGCGATCTTCCCGATCCCGGCGGGTTACGAACTGAAGCCGGTCGGCTTTGATCCGGCGAAGGGTCAGATGACCGAGGCGCGACGGCTCCAGATTGAGGAGATCGCGCGACTGTTCAACCTTCCGCCGGTCTTCGTCCAGGACCTGACACACGGCACGTTTTCCAACACCGAGCAGCAAGACCTGCACCTCGTAAAGCACCTGATCGCACAATGGGCGAAGGCGCTGGAAGAAGAACTGAACCTGAAACTGTTCGGGGCCGCTAATAACCGGCGCTACGTTGAACACTCCCTCGACGCCATGATGCGCGGCGATTTTGCGACCCGGATGGCTGGCATGGCGCAGGGCATCCAGACGGCGATCCTGACGCCGAACGAAGCCCGCAACCTCGACAACCGCCCGCCGCTGGCGAACGGCGACGACCTTTATATTCAAGGGGCAACAATCCGCCTCGGCAGTCAGCCAGACGACAGCAACACACCGAACGAACCTTCACCAGCGCCAGTGGCGGCTGAGTGATCGGCACAGTGGGAACTCATCATGACTAAAGTTACACGCCCGGCGGTTAGCGTCCCTTCGTATGCGATGGCATACGGTGAACTCGACGCTGCGCCGGTCAACGTCAGCGCCGCTGCGCCCCTTCCCGTGGGAGGCTCGGGCTTTACCTCGACGGCCACCTTCACCCCCGCCGCTGCGGCCTATCTGGCGGGCGACATCATGCAGGGTGCCCGTGAGCTTACGAACATCGGCCCGGCTGGTGGCGGTGAGGTTCTGATCGTCAACACGCGGCTGCGCGTCGATGCCGCCTCGGTGGTTTCGGGCGAGACTTCCTACACGCTGCACCTTTACAGCGTGACCCCGCCCTCGGCCCTGGCTGACAACGCGGTCTGGGACCTGCCCTCGGGCGACCGGGCGTCCTACATGGGCTCGATTGCCTTGGGCACTCCCGCCGATCTCGGCTCGACCCTTTACGTTGAGCAGACCGGGCTGGCTAAACAGGTCACCGTTCCCGCTGGCGGCTCGCTGTTCGGCTATCTGGTGACCAACGGCGGGTTCACGGCTACGGCTGCGGCCCGAACCCTGCTAATCAAGACGCTGTCCGCATGAGAGCGGCGCTCCGGGCTGTCCTGCTGCGCGGGGCCTCGACCGGCCTTGACCTGAACTTTGCGGGCGGCGTCTTCAGCCTGAACAACACCCGCACGGATAGCCCTGCCAACATCCCCGGCTGGACGTTTTCCCGCACGGACACGAACGGCACGGCGACTGCGCTGGACCTCGCGGGCAACGTGATCCAGTTTGCTACGGGCGTCCCCCGCATCACGAACCGGGGGATACTGGTTGAGGAAGCGCGGACGAACAAGGGCACGTCTCACAACGCCAACCCAACTGAGGCGGCTGGCTTCGTCGGCAACCCCGTCAACATGAGCAAATCTGGTGACGCGGCGGGTATTTTGTCGGTCGTCGATGACGCGGCTGCACTGGCGGCGGCTGGTTTGTCTGGCGCTTGCACGTCGGGCAAGGCCTACAAACTGGACAACACGGCAGGAGCGGCCAACGCCATTGCCAGCATTAACGGCACGGTTGGCAATCTTAACGCCCATGCGTTCTCTTGCTACGCCCGAGCCACGGCAGGGTCTGGCAGTGTTGGCCGCAGTGGTTCCTCGGTTGGGGCCGCGACGTTTTCGTCCTCGGCCTACGCCCGCGTTAGTGCCGTTCTAACCCCGACCGCAACAACCGAAGTGCTGCGCGTTCAGGCCCTGCCCGGTGCCGTCGTCTATTTCATCCTCGCACAACTTGAGGAAGGAGCCTTCGCCACCTCCCCCATCATCACCACAGGAGCGGCGGGGACGCGGGGGGCTGATAGTGCGCTCGTCAACTCATTACCGGCGCTGCCAACTGCGTTTACGATGGTTGCCGAATGGTCGCGTGAAGGCGGAACCGACGCCGCCACGTCTTAACGCGTGGCAAGCCTTTCTCGCGTTGCTGACGACTCGTATTCAGAGATTTACCAACGTCACACCAACAACGTCGTTCGGGCGTTCCAGAGAACATTGGCTGCTAACCAAGCCGACGTTACTCTCGGCACAGGGTCGATAGGGGCTGTTCAACGCGCTGCGGCTCGCTTTGTTACGAACGATGTAACCGGGTCATTTAACGGGGCTGCGGTAGTGTCTGACACGGTTGTCACCATGCCTGCATCCCCGCCGCTTTCTTTTGCGGCTGGCTCTACGAATGGCACCTCCGGTTGGCTTAACGGTTACATTCGCCGCGTTCAGGTTCTCCCGTTCGCCGCTACGGACGCCCAACTCCAATCCCTAACCGCGCCATGACCCGCCGCCTCGGACTGCTGGCCGCGTTTGCCTTTTCGGGCCTGTTCTGGTGGTGGCTGTTCACCCTGCTGCCGTCCGGTGGCTCAGACTGGCGAGACAAGCCCCCGACCCGCTTTCAAGGCGACGCAACGGCGGGCGTGGTGTTCACGACCGAGGCAAGGGTTCAGCGTATGTGCCCCCAGGTTCGCAACGCGGTGGGCTGCACGGTCGGCGGGACGATCTATGTGCCAAACCCTTGCCGATGGGGCGACGGCTACGCCACGCTGATGTGTCATGAAATGGGCCACGTTAACGGATGGTCGGCAGCCCATGAACGGTGATTAGGCCCATGATTGGGAATGAAAAAATGAGCATCGAAAAACGGACCATCAAGCGCCCGCTTGATATTCGCGCGGCTGATAGCGGCCGAACGATTGGCGGATATGCGGCCGTCTTCAACTCGCGGGCCAACATCGGCGGCTACTTTGACGAAGTCATCGCGCCCGGCGCGTTTGACGACGCGCTGATGCAGGACGTTCGCGCCTTGGTCGATCACGACACAGGCCGCGTCATTGGCAGAACAACGGCCGGGACGCTTCGCATGAAGCAGGACGACATGGGCTTGGCGGTCGAGATCGACCTTCCCGACACAACTGACGGCCGCGACCTCGCAACGCTGATCGAGCGCGGCGATGTCTCCGGGATGTCGTTCGGGTTCGTCGTCACGAAAGAGATGTGGGACGAAACGATGGAGCCGCCGATGCGGACCATCCAGGCGCTCGATCTTCGCGAAGTCAGCGTCGTCGCGTTTCCGGCCTATGACGACACCTCCATCGCCATGCGCTCGCTGGAAAAATCCCGCGAGATGACGAAGGCCGAACGGGCCGAACACAACCGGCTCAAGGCCGAGGCCCGCATTGCCGAACGCAAGGCCGCCGCAGAGCAACGCTTCCGCCGCATCGGCTAACACTATTTCCCGGCCCCTAACGGGGTCGGAGCCCATCAATCGCCCTTGGGAAAGGCATCGAGGCCCAGCCATCCCGGCGAGCCTTTTTGCTGTCCCGAAAACCAACCTCCCAAGGAGACTCAAATGTCGATCATCGACCTGAATGAAAAGCGTGGCCGTCTGGTCACCCAGGCCCGCGAGGCCCTCGAAGAAATCAAGACCAACACCGACGAAAGCCGGGCCGCTGAACTGAACCAGCGTCACGACGCCATCATGGCCGACTTCGACAAGATCGAGGGCCTGATCGAGCGTGACGCCCGCGTGTCGGCCGCTGAAGCCCGCGCCGAAGAAGCCCGTGCCAAGCTGCGCCCGATCCCCGGCGACACCGCCACCGCTGCCGTCGATCAGGGCAAGGCCCCGCAATACCGCGACGCCTTCTATGCCATGCTCCGCGCCGGCGGCAACGTGTCGGACCTGTCGGGCGAAGAGCGTGCTGCTCTGAAGGCTGGCATCCAGCACGACGCCGAGTTCCGCGCCCAGACCGTGGGCACCAACTCGGCGGGCGGCTTCGTCGTCCCCGTCACCCTGTCGGAAATCATCGTCAAGTCGATGGCCGCTTGGGGTCCGATGTATGATGACGACATCTGCACCACCATCAACACCTCGACCGGTGAGCAGATCAACATCCCGACCGTGAACGACGTTTCGACGGCGGTCGCCAAGACCACCGAAGGAACCGCCCTGACGGACGACGGCGGCGTGGATGTCACCTTCGCCCAGAAGAACCTTAACGCCTTCCTGTTCGACACCGAGTTCGTCCGCTGGTCGCTCGCTCTGTCGCAGGACTCCATCTTCAACATGGAGCAACTGCTGGGCGAACTGCTTGGCGAACGCCTCGGCCGGCGCGCTAACCTCGAACTGACGACCGGCGACGGCACGGGCGATCCCAACGGCATCGTCACCGCTTCGACCCTCGGCAAGACCGCCGCTGCTGTCGCCGCGATCACCGCTGACGAACTGATCGACCTCCAGCACTCGGTGGACCCGGCCTATCGTCAATCGCCGAAAGCCCGCTTCATGTTCAACGACTCGACGCTGGCGGCCATCCGCAAGCTGAAGAGCGGCGACGGCCAGTATATCTGGCAGATGGGCGACATCCGCACGAGCGTCCCCGGCACCCTGCTCGGCTCGCCCTACTCGGTCAACCAGGCGATGGCCTCGCTCGGCAGCGCGAACAAGCCGGTCGTGTTCGGTGACTTCGGCAAGTATTACGTCCGCAAGGTGGGCTCGCCCATCATCGGCGTGATGCGCGAGCGTTTCTGGCCGGACCTCGGCATTGCCGGTCTGATCCGCTTCGACGGTGAACTGGGCGACACCGCCGCCGTCAAGCATCTGGTCAACGCCTGATCCCTTTAGGGGCGGTCCATACCGGGCCGCCCCGCCCTCTTTTGGAGAGATAGGCGATGTCCTACAATCAAGCGGGCTATCGGAATGCCGATAGCGTTCAAGTCATCCAAGGCCAAGCCGCTGTCACGCAAGCCAGCAGCATTACAACCGGCGTTACCTGTAACGCTTATTCCGGCGTCATCACGACTGTCTCGCAAACCATCGCGCACAGTTCTGAGGCGGATTTTGTCGTCACCAATAATCAGGTGGCTGCAAGTGACGTTGTGCTGGTTTGCGTCAAGTCGACCACATCGGCGGGCACG